GATGTGAAGATACCGAAGGACATCGAAAGCCATCAGAATTACTTTTTATCCCTAAAAAAATACTACAACGTCCCTGAGTTTGACAACAGCACTAAGGATATTAGCCGTGTATGCTACGAGTCATACGATCCAGAGCTATTTGTTAACGCAGATAGTGAGGAATTTAACCAAATAACTACCGAAGAACATACAGTATTTGACACCAAGACCTCACGTAACACCATTAAGCTAGACAACACCAACGAGATAGTCAGAAGGCTACTTATATGGTGGGATCGTGACTTCGGTATGGTGCAAGGTCAGAAGAACAACAACTTGTTTATCCTAGCCTCAGCACTGAACGACTTTGGTATACCTGAGTCAGAGGCACAGACTGTTTTACTGAGCTACGATGAGGGCGACAAGGATCGTGAGATAATGAACATCGTTAGGTCTGCATACAAGAACACAGCTGCTCATGGGAGCAAGTTCTACGAGGACAACGAGAAGGTTGACAGTATTAAGACCTTAGCAAAGAAAGGTACACCAGTTAGTGAACTTGTGAGTATCAATAAGAACATAGCATCTGATGTAGTTGAGGCTATAGCCTCAGATATTGAGACAGATGATCCCACAGTGTTCTGGACAAAGAGCAGTAAGGGTGCGATAACGCATATCAATCACCTGTACAAGGAATATCTTGAGTACCTTGGGTACGGTAAGTACTTTGTTGAGGGTGGAAGTGTGTTCGTATTTGTGAAGGTCCGCAACAACATTGTGTCTGATGCGAACGATACGATGATCAAGGATCACGTAATTAATGACTACCTGTACAACCTTGAGGATAAGAGTATATACAACTACTTTGCTGACAAGAGTAAGCTGTTCAAGGAAGATCACCTATCGTTTTTAAACACTATTCACCCTAACATTATGAAGGATGACAAGGACGTATCGTATTTGTACTACCGTAACTGTGTTGTGAAGGTGACAGCTGATAAGATTGAGACCATAGACTACTCAGATATTGATGGGTACATATGGCAGAACCAGATGATCAACAGAGACTACGTACAGTGCGAGTATAAGGACAGCATATACCGTAAGTTTGTACATAACATTGGCGGTCAAGAGTCTGATCGAATCAACAGCATTGAGTCCACAGCAGGATACCTGATGCATAGCTACAAGCCACCTTCGTTCTCGCCTGCTGTAATTATTAATGACGAGGTGATATCTGACAATCCATCTGGAGGTACTGGTAAAGGGTTATATGTTCAGGGGATCAGTCACATGAAGCGCATGGTTATCATTGATGGTAAGGCGTTCTCTTTCACTAAGTCGTTCCCATACCAGCGTGTATCTGCTGATACTCAGCTACTTGTGTTCGATGACGTGAACAAGAACTTTGACTTCGAGAGACTATTCTCAGTTATCACTGAGGGTATAACACTTGAGAAGAAGAACAAGGATGAGATCCATATACCATTTGAGAGATCACCGAAGATAGTGATCACAACTAACTATGCGATCAAGGGTGACGGTAACTCATTCGAGCGTCGTAAGTGGGAGCTAGAGTTTGCACAGTACTACAGCAAGGACTTTACACCTGAGACAGAGTTCGGTCATCAGCTCTTCACTGAGTGGAGTAAAGAGGAGTGGGCTAAGTTTGACAACTACATGATCTCCAATCTACAGATGTACCTGAAGAAGGGGCTGCGGAAGGCGAAGTTCAAGAACCTACGTGAACGTAAGTTTATTGCTCAGACTGACTACAACTTCTACGACTGGTGTGCTGACAAGGATAACATGCTGACTAAGAGTCATGCAGAGAATCCTGGCAATGCGCTGTACTACAGTTTCGTAGAGCAGAACCCTGACTACGGTCCACGAGGTAAGCTGGCTATTCCGCTGACTAAGTTCTACAAGTGGTTGGATCTATGGGGAGACTTTAAGTACAACTGTAAGCCTCACTCGTACAGATCAGCGGCAGGTAAGATGATTAGGTTTGATGTAAAGTATGACGAACAAGTTAATATGTTTTAGATATGAAAGAACTACGCGAATATCAATCATCTGGAGCACAAAAGGGTCTAGAGATACTAAACATGTACAAGATTCTGTACATGGCATGGTCTGTAAGAACTGGAAAGTCAGCTACTTCTATGGAGGTAGCTAGGCTTTTCGGTGCAAAGAAGGTACTGTTCCTAACTAAGAAGAAGGCTATATCATCCATCCAGTCTGACTATAATGACTTTGGTTTTAACAATTATTATGATATAACAATACTCAACAATGAGTCATTGCATAAGTTAGAGAACCCTAGTCAGTACGACTTAGTGATCATGGATGAGTCACATAGGCACGGATCGTTCCCTAAGCCATCGGCAGGAGCGAAGTTATTCAAGCAGCTATTCAGTAGCAAGCCTATGATCTTCCTATCTGGAACTCCGTTCCCTGAGTCATTCTCACAGGCCTATCATCAGCTGTGGGTGTCAGACTACTCCCCTTGGCGTAGGTACTCAACGTTCTACAAGTGGGCCAATGACTACGCTATAGCTTCACAGAAGAGGATCGGTGCGTTCATGTACAACGACTACTCTAAAGGTATAGAGGATAAGATAATGACAGACCTGTCGCATCTGATGATCACATACACACAGCAACAAGCAGGATTCTCATCCACCATTGATGAAGAGATCGTGCATGTGAATATGAAGCCTCAGACGTATGCTATTATCAATCAGCTGTTCTCAGACAGAGTTGTAGAAGGAAAGGAAGAGGTGATACTTGCTGACACATCAGCTAAGCTTATGCAGAAGGTACATCAGCTGTGCGGAGGGACGATTAAGTTTGAGTCAGGAGTGTCGATGGTTCTTGATACCACTAAGGCAGAGTATATCAGAGATAGGTTTAGTTCTGATAAGATAGGTATATTCTATGTGTTCAAGGAGGAGCTCGTTGCTCTTAAGTCTATATTCTTAGATGACTTGACTACAGATATTGATGAGTTCAACACTGGTAAGTTTAAGGCTATCGCCTTACAAACGGTCTCTGGTCGTGAGGGTATATCCTTAAAAACTGCGGACTATCTAGTGTTCTATAACATCATGCACAGTGCTGTGAGCTACTGGCAGGCGAGGGATCGATTATCTCATATTGATAGACTTAACAACAAGGTGTTCTGGATCTTCTCGGAGAATGGCATAGAGGACAAGATATACAAGGTCGTTAAGTCCAAGAAGAAGTACACACTGAACATATTTAAAAAAGACTACAAGGTTTGTGATTAACTTATTATTGGTGTACATTTGCTCAAATGCTTGAGTCAAAGATACAGTCAGCACTAATTAAAGACCTAGAGAGTAGAGGCTACTATGTCATAAAGCTATCAGTAACAAATAAGAACGGCATACCAGACATAATAGCCCTGCCTCCAGGGTGCAACGCTGAGTTCTACGAGGTAAAGCAGAAGGGCAAGCAACCAAAGCCAATACAAAAATTTAGGATGAATGAAATTAAGAAAGGAGGATTTGGAAAGACGTTTGTCCATGATGGAACAACAAGAGAAGCGTAGCTATTTAGCTTACTTGGATTTCAAGGACGGCATGGTGATAAGTGATATATGCAGGAAACATGCATGCCATGTTGACTCAATATACCCACACTTCAAGAAGTTCATGGCTGCTGAGACTACTAGAATAATACTAACTGTTAGCGGACATAAGTCAGAGCCATACTACAAGGATGAGTCTGAGATGCTTACCGATAGGGTTTATAATTACGGAGATTTAAGTGATAAAGAAAGATGGTTCTATGAGTGCAGACAGCCACTACAACAACAGTAACGGAAGCCTTTACAAGTTTGCTGAAGATCATGGGTTAAACGCCTACGAGTTTGATATATGCAAACGTATTGTAAGATGCCGAAAGAAAGGTCAGTTTATTGAAGACCTAGAGAAGACAAAGAGAGTAATTGATTTATATTTAAAAGAGCACAATGACAGAGGAAGGGATTAAGCTAACAATGATAACAGCAGTTGGACCAGTGCTAGCTGACTTTATCGATGACCTTATTGAAGAAGGTCTATTCAAGAACCACATCAAGTATAAGTTCCAGAACACTGCGGCACAGATCCGTAGTATTGATGAGTACTTTATGAAGGACGCAACGATTGAGGAGGGAGAGCAGCAGATCGCCCTACAGAGATTTTTCAGACAATGGGTAAATCACATACATGAGCAAAGCACTGTACATAACGGACATAGTGATAACAGTCAGGAGGAAGAGGGAGGTACTGAAAATACATAAGATCCTTCACCCTGTTATACTTACAGAGGATGGCCGCATACCACCAGAGGATCTAAACCAACAACTACGCATGATGGTTAAGGATAGAGTGAAGAAGTTTGATGAGTGGACTTACTCTTACGAAGTGCTTCGATATGTCTTTAGCAGTAAGTTATACGGAGATCGCTTGTAAACTAAAAAATAAAGACATACATTTGCGAAATGGATGTCAGACTAGTAACCTACGTTAACTCAGTTATGGACGAGTTCAACGAGCTCGGTTCAGACCTTTACGAGTCCATGATAGATATGGACAGAGAGGTAGTTAAAGACACAGCTATCAAGCTTAAGAAACTACTGAGCGACATACAACGATCCTACCATGAAGAATGAAATAGAAAAAGCTATAGAGATATACCTATCGAAAAAAATCTCTAAGACAAATACAGCTAAAGAAGTAGCTAAAGAGTTGGGCATACCATACGACAATGTATTTAGAAGAAGAATAGCTCGTAAGCTAGAGGTAGTTGACAATAGCGAGTTCAAGGATGAGTGTGAGAAGGTTGGTATAGATCCATCAAACGTTAAGCACTACTGGTACAAAGGCAAGCACTTCTCAATCAACGTAAAGGGTGAAAGCAATGAGTTTAAGTATGAGGACTTTAAGGAAGACCTTATTGCAGAGATATCTAAGTGGAGTCCGAAGTATTCGAAGATTAAGAGGAGTCATAGTGGTGAAGGTCACTGCATGGTGTTTAGTCCTGCTGATATTCACATTGGTAAGCTTGCTTCTTCCTTTGAGACTGGTGAGTCGTATGATCAACAGACTGCTGTAAAGAGGGTCAGAGAGGGCCTACATGGCATTATCAGTAAGTCATCTGGGTTCTGTATCGATAAGGTGATATTCATCGCAGGAAACGACATCCTACATACTGATACACCTAAAAGAACAACTACAGCTGGTACACCTCAAGATACTGACGGTATGTGGTACGACAACTTCATTACTGCAAAGAAGCTGCTAGTCGAAATAATCGAAACGCTTGTTGAGATTGCTGACGTTGAGGTACACTACAACCCATCTAACCATGACTACATGAGTGGCTTCATGCTGCTAGACTCTATATCGTCCTGGTTCAGGAACCATCCGCAGGTTACATTCAACAGCGATATGTCGCACCGTAAGTACACTGTCTATGGAGGCAACCTTATAGGCATGACTCACATGGATGGAGCTAAGCCTCAAGACCTACCACTACTTATGGCACACGAGGCTCCAAGTCAGTGGGCTGATTGCAAGCATAGGTATATCTACGGCCATCACGTACACCATAAGACCTCTAAGGACTATATGTCTGTATGTGTAGAGACGCTTCGCTCGCCATCTGGTACAGATAGTTGGCACCATAAAAATGGGTTTCAACATAGCCCAAAAGCAATAGAAGCATTTATACATCACAAACTTCATGGGCAGGTTGCCAGGCTAACACACCTGTTCTGATGGTAACCGTTGAAGAAATGAAGAGAGTAGTCGAGGACTACATCTACAAAAGAAAAGGTGTGCGTGTTCATATTGAACTACGCTACCACCCTTTCTTAATTCAGTCAGATATCGACAAGCTAAACTACTGCTACAATGTAGCGTTAGATTATAAGGGGTAATTACTTATATATCTTTTCTGCCTTCATTCCTTTCTGTAGTTTCTTCAAGTCTTCAATGTATACGTTTCCTTGAACTTCTCTTAGTTTATTATACTCTGCCGACTGTTCTTTAGTAAGGCCTCCATTCTCCTCAACCCATCTGATCTCATTCATAACTTTGTCAATCTTCATCTTGCTTTTAAGTAAGTCCTTCTTGTATCCGTCAACGTCTCCGAACTCTTTCTTAATTTCTTTGTAGTCTTCAAATTGCTCTTGAGATATTGCGTTTTTCTGAATATACTTCTTCATAGATGTAGCTACAGAGTTAAACTCTCTTGGAAGTAAGCCTAAGTTATATAAAGTACTAAGCGTAGCGGCTGTCTTTATATCTCCCATATTATCAGGAAGTATTACTTTTTCTACTTCATTCCCATTAAATTCTTTTTTAAACTTACCAGTAGTTGACATATCTATCATGTCGTAAAGTTCTCTTGCTTTATCAATTGCAATAGTTGCAGTTCCAAGATCAATCCATTGTTTAGTACTATACTCTTCAAATACCATCTTTTGTGAGTCCACAAACTCTTTAATGAACTTTTCTTTTTCTTTTTCAGTCATTGGATCCTTACCTCTGCTTTCTAGATATAAGTTTCTTTCCTCAACAGCTTGGTTTATATCTTCTTTACTTGCAGTTTTTTCTTGCACAAAGTCAGCAATTCCATTAAACATTTTAATAGTCAATCCATCTAATACTGGTAAAGGTGAGAATACATCTTTTATTAAGTTTTGTGCTACAAACTTTTTTCTATTTAGTTTGTTTTTCTCTTTTTCCTCTTCATCTTCTTCCCCTCCAGTTAATGCTGCTGCTATTGTATCGTATACGTATAGTTTTAATACATATCCAATTGCATTGTATGCAGACATTTCAACAGCTAATCCAGCTAATGATTTAGTAGATTTTATTTTATCTTCTTTTGTTGAAATATTTGACGACAATGTTCTAACATCAGAGTAAAGTCTAGTCTTCTGGTTCATTATAAAGTTAGCGAACGGAAGAACAACTTTTCTAACTATCTTCTTTACAGGTTGCTGGGAGTTCATAAAGTCACCCATCATTGATGCATCAGAAACGTTCTGCTGTCTATCAACCATATGCTGTGCATAGTCAGCTGCTTGTTCGTTTACTTCATGAGTAGCCCAGTCTATATTACCATTGTATAACTTTTGTTCTTTAAGCGATTGAATGTAGTATGCTTTCCATGAGTTTCTTGCAATCCAAACATCTGGTTGAGATAAGAATGTTTTTAACCAAAACTCATTTAGCTTCATTACACCTTTAAACAACTTCTCTCCCTTAGTCTCAGCTACTTTATCTAGGTACTTGTTGGCACTTTCAATAGCAGTAGATGTTTCCATACCTCTATTTGCTATAGCATATCCACTATTATTTAACCAAGTATGGAAATCTGTATCACTTACTAATCCTTTAAAGTCTACATTTCCAGCTCCAGCATTAGTCAATGTACTCAAAAATACTGGAACTGTCTGAAGCACAGCTTGAGATGGCCCACCTAATGCTCGTGTAGCACCAAAAGAAGCTGCCATATCTAAATATTTATCTAGTTCAGCAAGTGTAGGGTCAGAGAAAGCTATTTCTC